TTTCTTCTCTTTTATTACCGGCGTAGAATTTCTTTTTAGATTTTAATCCTCCGTGGTAACCATTACCTATGGTACGAGCAGATTCTTCAACATCACCTTCAATTGGCATGTCACCCTCGTAAGTGTTGTCGACGTATTCTTCAAGTGATTCATCACCCATCATGTCCTCGTCAACATCATCAAGTTCGATTTCATAAACAGTTTCTTCTGTTTCGTCACCTGACATCATCTCTTCACTCATTTCTTCTTCAGATTCCATTGACTCGTAGTCCATTTCTTCTTCTAAATCATCTGAGTTCATAGTTTCGTCTAACTTAATGATATACTCATCATCACCATCAGATAGTTCGATGTGACCTTCATCTTTCTTTACAATAACACCATCATTAGGACCCATTGCTTTGAAAACTTTTAAAATTTCGTCTTCGTCGGCACCGGTCATATCTACAACATCTTCATCCTCGTCATCAGAAATACCACCCATCATGTTATCCATCATTGGGTTTTCATCTGAATCTAAAGAGTCGATATCTTTCGATGGTTCATCGTCAAATGTGTCGTCATCTTTCATATCTGAATTATCAAGACCTGTTTCATCACCAGCATCTGCTGGCACATCATCTGTTGTCTCTTCATCAGGAGCTGGTTGTTCGTTAACCTCCTCCTCTTCTTCCATAGATTCTTTTAGCAAATCATTTAGTTCTTGTTTCATGGTAGAAGCAAGTATACCCTTTGCATTTGCTTTTACTGCTTCTTCAAGTGTCTGTACTTGAAGTAACGCTTGTTCTAGGATTGATTTATCACTCATTTTATTGAATTGTTTACTAATAAATATATCGTTAATGTAAAAAAATACAGATTATAGTATTATAACCGATAATAATTTTCTTATTTACCTAAAAAGGAGTCTAATCTTGTCATAAGATTCTTCATCTTATCCGTATCGTTAGGTTTTTCTTGTGTAGACTCTTGGTACTGTTCTCTATCGTTTAAATCTGAGAATACATATGCACCTGGTGTGCTTGGAGATGACACCAAGTCAAAACATACTAATTCAAAATCATCTTGAACTATGTTTTGACCTTTTATATTTTTTAATGACCCAACACCTCTCGATGAAATACCTAATGTTGCACCATTCATTAATAACATTGCGGCTTGGTCACCCTTGGTACTAACAATACCCATTTTTTTCCAACCGGGTGAGGTAAATAATTTTATTTTACCCATTAGTATTTTACCATCCCACCAAGTTTCAAGAATTGAGTGGGACACTCTATCTAAATCTATAAGGGAAGATGTTGGATGGTTTAATTCATTTAATGCACTACCTTTATTAATTAGTGCTTGATATTTTTCGTTCTCTCTTTTTAAGAGATTTTCAGGATATATTCTTCCGTTCTTGTTTGGGGTATCGTATTTTTGCAAAACAGCAAAAAGAATTAAATCCTGAGAGAAATCTAATTCTTTCATCTCGGATATAATTCTTTGATTTTCTTTTGGTGATATAAATCCGGCGTCGTATTCTATTAATATTCCCTTACCGGTCTCGTTAGGTCCAAGTATTTTCATCCAACTTTTTAATAATAAATACGTCGAATCTTTAATTAATTCTTCTTTTCGAAGAAATTAAATAAAGTTTCATCAATTAGAATCGTATCTATTATTGAATTGGATAAACTTGAAATGATATCTTTTATCTCATTTGACCTTACATCAAAATGTTTATTTACGTATAACGTAATTTCTAAATCCATAAATGACCTTTTGTTGGTCTTTATACCATTTGTTTTAATATCTAAATCAACTATGGATTCTGATTTAAAAAATTCGGAGTTTAGATTATGTATCTTATCCTTTATTTTTTTTCTTGTTTTCAAGATTAATCTATCAAAATCATGTTCATCAACTAAAGGTTGTGTCCATGAGTTTAATTGAACGTAAATTGTTTTTAGGTTTTTGAAATCGACTGTACCATATCCAATCTTAACATTGTTGTGATTGCCAACCGCAATAAATTTCCCTTTTTTCATTAAATTTCATAATACTTATATATTTTATGGTGTATTCAAAATATACATAATAAACTTAACAAATCAAAATTCAATCATTATATTTAAAAAAACAAAATATGTTAATAGTAAACGTCACAAAAGAAAAGAACCTTGAATCGGCACTTAAAAAGTACAAATACAAGGTTCAAAAAACAAAACAAACTGAAAATCTAAGAAATAGACAAAAGTTTGTTAAACCATCTGTTGTTAAAAGAAGTCAGAAGTTAAAAGCCATTTACAAACAAGAAATTATATCAAATCAGGAAAAATCAAATTAATCCGTTTTTTAATTCCACTAGTTTGTAATAACTGTATCTGGTCATATCCGAATTTGTAACTTCAGATTTTACAGAACCTAATTTCTTTAACATTTCATCATCTGTTGATTCGTTAAGTAATGATTCTAATTTTGTTGTTAATTCGTTTTTAATATTTTTCATTTCAGAAATCAACTCTTCATTACTCATTGAAACTATTTTATTAAATGTTTCTTTTTGTTCTTCATTAAGGAAATCAGAATATTTGATGTTAAAATTATTAACTAAAACCGCATTTAATAATGTGTGATTTTCGATTTGAACAGTTGCTGGTTCTAGTTTAGTAACCTTTTTTTCGGAAACCAAAAAGTTGATTAGGTTTTCTCTAGAATCAATCTTTTTAGCAATATTATGGATGGTATTTTCTTCCGCTAATACATCTAAGTCTCTATAAAAAGAATTTTCTTCTGTGATAACATCTTTAAAAGATTTACCAAAATCTTTTATTTCTTTTTTTAGAGATTTCATCCTGTCAATAAGTTGAGGTTCTAAACTCTCAACGAATAACTTAGCTTTATCTTTGTTTGATATGGTCATATTTTCCATGTCCTCATAGAAAACATACATCTCAACCAAACTTTTATTTGATTGCAATTTTTTTACCAAATCTTTTATTTCACCTTTATTTTTAGAGGTATACGATTCTGTTAACTTAGTTAACAATTTACTTTTTAATTCTCCAAAGTTTGTCATTTTATTGTTCATTTAACATGTCTTTCAATTTATTTTCTATTTCATAAATATTCTGTTGTGCTTTATTAATATCAAATAAATTTCTTAAATTATTATCATCACCCAACATACTTAATATTTTTTCTTTTTTACTCTCACTTAATGGTGATTCACCACCACCTGTTGGAGGAGGAGGTGTTTCTCCACCACCCATATCCATACCGCCTTCTGCTGGTGTTTCACCACCCTCTTGTCTTTCTTCTTCAGGAACACCGTATTTAGAATCAACATCATCAAAAATACCTGAACGTTTAATCACATTTTGTGTATTTGTTAATTCAAAACCGATTGCTCTTTCAAGTCTTTGTTGTTGTAAATCAAGAATTACCTCACTATCACTCATACCAAGAATATTTTTCTTAGCCCATGTGTGTGAAACAGGTAAAATACCAACCTGAGACTGGTCTGAAGTCGCGTCTTTATATAGTACTACTTTTTCTTTCCACTGTTCTATTTTTAACAAATCCGACTGTGCAGATGGGTTTGTTAATGAAAGTGTAAAATTATCTAATTCATCCTCTAATCCAAGAAGATATAAGTGAATTAATGCAATCTTATTTAACTCTTGAATAAGTGATTTTTGTATTCTATTAATTGTCCTAGCAAAACGGATGTCCATTAATGCTAAAGTCTTACCATCACCAACAACTTCTTCAAAACCTAAAAACGCTTTAGGAATACGAAGTGCTGCTAACATTTTCTTTTGGATATATTCAATATCGGCGATTTCACCTAAATTTTGTGCACCTGCTAAGGTTTCAATTGGGTTTGTTTGAGCTGGGTCACGTACCGGTATAAAATAATCTTGGTCAACCGCCATTTGATTATATCTCATATCTACCTGACCATTTCTTGAATCAACAACTTGGTCTCTTTTAAACTTATTAGCCACACGTTGTACATACGCCTCAATATCTTTGTCATCCATGTTACCAACAAATACTTTAAATACACGTCTTTCAGGTGCTCTTGTTGTTCTATAGATTAACATAGCATCTTCCGCTAGTAACAATTGTTTCCATATCCTTCTGATTTTATCCAACATTGAAGTACCATATGGTAATTTTCTATCATCACCCAAAAGTCTAAAATGTGCAATTTCCCATGCTTGAAATTCCAAATCTTTGTTACTCCATAGGAATCTTAATTCCCTCGACGGCATTTGCATTGCATTTTGTTGATTTGGTGTTTTACTTTCTTTACCCTCTAGTCTTTGGATTTCAATGTTTGGTAATTGTTGACAACCAACAATACCCTTTTCGGGGTCTATTTTTAAATAAACAAAGTTATCCCCGTACTTACAGGTACCTCTAGCCCACATCTGAAGATTTGTATTTAAATCTAATTTGTTTAAAAATAAATCTTCGAGTATTGATTTTATTCTTGTTGATTCTGAAAAAATGGTGAGTATTTCACCTTTTTCAGATAAAGTAGTGGATTCCTCAGCGTAGATATCTAACGCAGCGGAAATCTCAG